TGTTTGGGATTGACCCAAGAGTTTGCGCACCTTATGTGCAAAATTTATTCTCTCTTGTTTATCTGGTATGTGTATTGTGAGGAGCATGGGCAGTGCCTAATGACGTAAAAGAGAGAGAGTGTAGTTGTGAAACGTCACTTCAATCAGCACTGCCCAAGATACATGACAAACTTTAATCAACTGCTACCGCCTGTATCATTTCAATTTTACCCGACATTCTTTCTGCGTTAGCAATTCTATTCTTATCGTTAAACCAAAATGAAAAAAAGTATTTTTCTTGTATTGGATCGTGAAAAAATTCTAAAACATTACTATGAGTGCTTTTATACCATTTATTAGCTAATAAGATGCTCTTAACATCCTCTACTTTTTCTCCAAAAATAGTATGTTCTTTATAAATAGTATTTGGCACTTTTATATCAGAACCTAGATATTCAGCAATTTGACTTAACTTTTTTAACTTAAGTGATACGTTGCCCTGAGAATAATAATTATAATCTTCATATCTGCTTATACTTCTTGTGGTAACACCTAGTTTTTTAGATAACTGGCCTTGAGATAAACCTAATTCTTTTCTTTTATATCTTATATTATCTATAATATTACGTATTTGACCTTTCATTCTCTCTCTCCTTTTTTTTTAATAAGGCCACTGGATAAACTCCATCTTGATGCCAAGAACTCTGGCAATCCTAACCTTATGTTCATAACGAAACTTACGCTTACCACGCATCATAAGTGAGAGCATAGATTTATCCAGCGCAATCTCGCGCGCTAATTGATTTTGTGAAAAACCACACTCTCTCATATGTTGTTGTAAATCTTTCATAAGTGTTGACAAAGTATAATAACGCTTGTCAACACTAAGCAAGAACTATTTTATATTAGAACTCTTCTTCGATGCGCATACCGACATTATATACGTCTGGCGCGACTTGCTGCATGTCTAAACTATTCTGTGCAAATCGTGCAAACATATGTTCAGATTCTGCATTTGTTCCTTCGCTGCTTTTATCACAAGAAAAAATAAAAGGAAGCATATTTCCATTTGTCATATTCCAAATATCTTCAACAACTGCATCATCGTCAAAATCTTTTTTAGAATACTCATCTGGCATAACATCTGTAGATGATAAAAAACTAAAATTCAAATTATAAATTAATCTTCCACCATACACATGTTTTAAACCTGTGGCAGTATTGAAAGGAGAAAGTGATGTTGATGAACCAAATCTGCCTATATTTGTTGTCGTGCCATATCTTTGACCGCCAACAGATTGTTGAATGTTGACAGAATCAAATATTACTGATCTTGTCAAAGATAAGTCTGGAGAATGTGGCATATCATAATGTTCACCTAAAAAAATACCACCAATACTTAAATCATTAAATTCATTAAATATTCCATTTACTGCTCCGCTATTTGTTTGAGTATGTGTACCTTCAAATTGTATACCCCAATATCTCAATTGAGTTTCTGGAAACCTTACAATCGTAGTGCCATTTGATGCAGGAGTAATAGTACAGCTTTTATTGTCCGATGCAACTGCTCTTGTTTCTCCATTTACTACATTGGTTACAGTAACTCCTGACCAGTCAATATCGCTAGTATCTGCATTGCCACCATTAACAGCGGTGACATCTGAAGATTCATTACCAGCAAACAATCTTATTTTACCTTGAGATGATACGAGATTATGATTAAGAATAGCAACGAAAGATTGTTTTGGATTTGCGCTACCTAAATTAATAGTAATTAAAACACGACTGTCAACATCACCACTTGTGTCAAAAGAAACTAAATTTAAAGGTTTTCCATCAAATAATTCTGATTCTGTTCCATTTTGTAAACCTCTTGTAGCTGTTGCACCCGATCCACCTGTTGCAGTTACATCAAAATTCCCATTTTGCGCTTCACCTCTACTTAATAAATATTGTATATAATCAATGTAAAATCTTGGTGTTCTGATATTCATATTTGCCATTAGCCTACCTCACGTGCTGTTATACTCACTTTTCCTAATGAGCGTTTTAAATCTGTAATCATATAATAATCTCCCCAGTTATCTCCAAATGGTTCTATTGGCATTTCACCTGACGTATTAGAAAATTGTATTATATCTCCTGTTTCTAACATATATCCTTTTGCTGGATTAACAATATCACAACTTATTATCTTTTTAATGTCACCATAAATATTCATATAGTAATCGGCAAAACCATCATTTGGATTACCACCACCAACATCAGCATTACCTGCTTTGTTAACATTATAATCTAAATTAACCTGCTTAATATTCTCTTTTGCTCCAATATTTAAATTAGAACGCGTTGAGTTGGTAGAATCCTCAGATGTTACGCTACTAATGTAAGAACTTTGTGCAGGATGCTTTTCAAAGCTAATCTCCATTTTAGTTATTAATTCACTAAATGGTGTTGTAGAAATATTAATATTACTAACATCATTACCTTGTAATGTGGTAGCAACATCGCTAGAACTATATGAATTTTTTATGTACCAATATGAACCAGAACCATCGGCACGAAACTTAAATATAAAACTAAATTCGAATTGTATTTTCTCTAAAATCTTTTTTAATGAGGTTGGTTCTAAAAACCAAGATCGTATATTCCACGCGCTTGCATCAATTCTTGCATCTTCAATATCTAAATTACTATTCCAATTATAAATATTTCCATCTATATCATCATATCCAGTAAAGCGAACCAACAAATCTCTGTGTGCTTCTAATCCACATGTTGCAGTACCACTACCGCCATTGTAACTCTTTTCTAAACCATCACCACCACAATATAAAAATTCAATACTTTTTAATGCTTGATAGCCTTGATCTTTGTCAGTAAAATCTATTTCGGTAGATACAGAACTACGTATATCATATATTCTTGGAGTAAAAGTACATGTGCCTGAATCTACTCCAGAATTTGCTATTTTAACTTGTATATGTGTTAAATCACTCCAACCATTTGTACTGTCAAATGCAGATAACATACTTGCACTTGTGTCTGTAGTAACTGATACAGAGGTTGTTCCAGATGTAGTCGATTTAGATGAATTATCTGTATTGTCAAACGTATCGTTGAAACCCCAAGTCTTATTTACAAAGCTACAATCTTGCGATCCTGACTCACCTAAAGTACGTGAAATAGTCCAGGCAAACACAATGGTCATATTTACTGCATCAACTTTATGATCTGGTCTTGTCCATTTTGCTTTGTATGATCTTGTAGTAGTGCCACTTCCTGTCCTTGAAAACTGTATTTGAGTAAATGTACTGTCTTCGCTAGCAAGTGGTGTATCAATTGCATTATCACCATTAGTCCAACTATCTGTTGACACATCTTCAACAGGCTTCATCTTAAATTTTTTAGGTATCTTATGATAAGCTCGTACTGCAAAACCGTTTTTATAACTTTCATTAGCAGTATCAAAACTTGAGAAATCATCTACGTATACTGGTAAAAACCTATCTAAGTTGCGATCATAGTAATGAGGATATGCAGTGCTTAAAATACTATGTATACCAGTTAACGCGAACACCTCATCACCACGTATTTCATTTACAGGGATAGGAAATACAGTCATATTAGCTCTATAGTCTTGCGATGTGCTATTTGCAGTATAGTTACCATAAGATACTGGAAAATATTTATTAGTATCAGATGCCTTAGTTTGTGGTATTTCTATATTATCCCAAGGTGATCTCTCTACAATCATTAAATTTATTTGATTATTATTATGAGATATATCAACTAATCTACCATTATATATCTGTAAACAATTTGACAGCGTACTGTCTCCATTTAATTGGCTATATATTTTTACAGTGCGATTTAAATAGCTATTAGAACCACCAAAAATTTCAGCAGAAAAATCATCACCTTTATATTTAAAATTTGCCAACGTAATAGAAATATTTCCTGTTTTAGCAGTGCTGTTAGATAAATTGATTGAGCTTCTTATTGTTAAATTGCTATTCGTTACAACACCATGATAAAAAACATTGCCTACAGTCGTATTATTTAATGCAATAGGAGTAAAGTTACTTTCATCATCATAATATAATTGTATAATCCAATTTTCAACAATGTTACTTGCTTTTGATGCTGCACTGTAAACTGCGGGTAATGTTAAGCTCACGCAAGATTCCGATTCGTTGCTTTGTTAATTGCAGGTATGATGTGATCTATAACTGTTTCATCAACTAATGGTGCAGAAATGTTCACCGTCACCCCACCTGCATCACCAGTGCGATTCATCTGCGCTAAGTTCTGCACACCAATATTTTGTACTGCTTCCCTGCGCATGACAAACTCACCTGCCTGGGCCATGATAGGTACATTATCCTGACCTTGGACCACACCGCCATTAGCAAAGCGTTGTATACCTCTATTAGTTATCAGTCCACCAGTATGCGCAAAGAAACTTGAAAGTAAATTTAGTCCTGCTCCCCCAACTGCATTACCAGATAATGCTAATAACGAGCCAACTGTTCTTAAAAACACACCAAACATTTGACCTGCATCTCTTGTGTCTCCTTTCAAAGCAGACATTGCGCCTGCCAAAACATTAATAGATGCCGCAGCTTTTTTACTACTATCATCGGTTGAATCAATATCATTACCTACATTACCAAGATCATCTTTTAATTTTGCAAGCACTGCATCAACATTACCTAATTCTCCAAACAATTCACGATTTGCTTCAACCATCTCAATGGTTGCTTGAATATTTTTTCTTTGACCCTCTTCTGTTTGTGCAAACAAATTAATAAAAGTTTTTTGTTTATCTTCTCTTGCCTTTTCTGCATCTTCCAAGTTTTCTAATGCTTGTTTGTTTTCTTCTAATTGGTTTTTTAATAATTCATTTGCCTGCGCATTAGCAAGGATAGTAGTAATTGCCTGCGCTTGAGTTTCAGTTAATGAAATACTAGTATCATTGGATAAGGCTAATGATTTGGAATTAGCAGTAATCGATTGTGTATTAATATCAAAAGTATTTTTTAAATCAGTAAGTACAGTGCCTTCAGCCTGCAATACTTCGCCAATCTGATTGATAACATCTAATCGAGTTTGTTGCGCTTCCACTTCTTTTTCTACAGCCAATACTTCAGCGTCTTGTGCTGTTTTAAGCAAAATCATTGTGTCTACTGTGCTTTGTGATAAGTCCTGCGCTAATTTTACATTATCATTGCGTAGTTTTTCAGCCTCAGTTAATTCATCTACTGCGTTTTTTAATGTCCTAATTTTATCCAACTGCTTTAAAACTGATTGCGATACAAGTTCTCCTGTTTGCTCAAATACCTTCATTTGATCACTAGCGTTGGTCAAAGACATTAATTGTAACACCAATGATTTTTCTTGATCATTTAAAGATTTTCTAAATTTTTGCATAGCAGTCTCTGCTTTACTACTACTTGATTCCATTTCAGTAGTGGCATTTGAAGCATTAGCTAAACTTTCAGCGTACGCCTTTAAATCTTTTTCACTTTGCTTAATTTCTTTGTCAAACTCTTTTACTTCTTCAGTAAGATGGTCAAATGTTCCCAATAACTCGAATAGCTTATCAAATGCTAATCCCGCAGCAGTAATAAATACTCCTATTCCTATTCTCTTTAATGCTGCTCCAAATTTTAATGTAGCAATTGCTGCAAGATTTGCTTGAATTTTATATGCAAGAAAAGCACTGCCTACAAGACTAATCGCCAGTGCAGCTTCTGCTAATTCTTTTTTATTAATACCTTTTAAAAACTCCTGCGTAGCTTTTATAGCTTCCATTAACGATGGCATTAATATATCACCTATGACAGCCTGCACTCTTACAATTTGATCCTGCATATTGCTTAACGCACCTGTAAAGGTTTCAGATAATCGCTCTGCGCTACCTGAGATTCTGCCATCTGGATCAGCTAATGTGTCAATTAGTGCTTTTCTAAACTCAGGTAATGTAATTTTACTCAAGTCTTTTATGCCTTGAGAATCTTTAATGATTTGAAGTATTCCTCTCTCTCTGAGTATATCAGCAGCACCAGCTCCTCCAGCAAACGCACGACCTAACGCACTTGCTGCTTCAGTAGCGTTTGTACCCATAAACGCAGCCAAATCAGTTAATGAGGACAATGTAGCTTTTGAATTTACACCAAATGCTTCCAACTGCGCACCTGCATTGACCACATCCTGGAGTTGAAATGGTGTGGTTGATGCTATTGCATTAAAACGATCGAACGCTGCTTCTGCGCCTTGAACACTGCCAGTTAATCCAACTAATCTAGTTTTAACATCTTCAAAACCAGATGATGCTTGTACAAATTTATTTACAAAAACAGTCGCGCCACCTATGGCAAAACCATATACTAATAATCTATTTCTTAAACTTCCTAAACTACCAATCAAACCATTGGTAGTACCGCGTAACCTATCTGCTGCCTTATTATAATCTTTAGTATTTTTCTCAAGGTTTTTAAAATCTCTGGTAGCACGAGAAAATCCTTTACTACGAACCTCAATTATAAATCTTTTTTCAGCCATTTTGTTTTTTTATATCTTCTTGTTGGAGTGCATTAAATTCTTCATCAATACTAGAAAAGATGACTAAGCGGTGATAATCTGCTTCATCTATAGTGTTTGCTAAAGAAAGATTAAATCTTTTCATAGCCATATACTCTTCAAGCGCAAATATAGTCTCAGGCGTTAGAAAGTACGTTGAATCGGCGCAAAATACTAATGAATGATATAACGCTGCACCAAGCGTAAATTTTCCATCTTTGCTCTCAGCGACAATACGCCATATTTCATTCCATAGTTCATCTTCGTCATAAGTTATGGTTTTCTTTAGCGTAGGAGACTGCGCTTGGTATGGAAAATGCAAGTTGCGACTAGGTTGGTTTCGATAACTCATCCACATCGCAACGCGGTGCATTATGACTTTTTTTGATTTACGTCCTTATAAGCATTGTAGATACTCATTAATACTTTATCTATGTCATTATCATCCAATTTACCTAATGACTTTTCTGGATCGGTAAATGCGTAGTTTAATATCCAATCTAATACATCAAAAAACTTTGCAGTATCAATCTCACCATCTTTGGTAATTGCTTTAACTTCTAACTGATGTAACTGTCTACGCGCTTTAAAGGTAATGTCTGGTACATCAAATGTACCATTATCTGTTTTTACTTTCATTGTTCATCCTATTAAGATGAAAATGGCGTGCGATCGTGATGAAATTTATGCTGTGCTAATTGTAACTACAGGATTACTTGTATTAGCTGCGTTATATGTGCATCTAAAAGGTATTACACTTTTAAAACCATCTTCATCAAAGTTAATAGATGATTGATCAATAAGTGCTTTTTCAGCAGCTATGGCAAATGTTCCATCTGTAATACTTATTGCGCAAAGTGGTTCAGCGTTATCAGCGAAAGAAATCGCTGCATCAGATTCTGCATCGCGTTTGACAACCATACTACCAGTCACTTCATATCCACCAATGACATATCCCAGTGGTTTAAAATTATTTGCAGCAGTATCAAACCCAACTCTATTTACTGATCGTGCAATATTTAGCTCAAAAGAAAATAAAACTAAATCTTCCGCACTACCACTAGAAGGAGTAATAGTGGTTGCAGAAAGATCGTGCATATTAAAATAGCTTATTTGATCTGCAATAGTAGTCTCACCACTTCCACTAAAAGAAATGTTTGCTTTTTCTGGATTAAATCCAGTGACAAATGTAGCTGAACCCATAATGACACCACCATTACTGCCAATATCTCCAGATAGTGTAAATGATGTAACCATACAACTTGCAAAAGATAATGCGGTATTATCTGCGCTTGCGCTACCTTTGTCAAAATATAATGTTACTGGTACAGCAGTGCTTCCACTTATATTGTGTGAAGCTGGCATTGAACCAAGTAAAGCATTTGTACCATCATCATCACCGTATAATGCTAAACATATTCTATTTATTGCTTGAGGTGAACCCATAAACTCTAACGTAATTTCATACATTCTATCATGTCGTTGTGCTTTAACCATCTCTGTTGATTGCGTTGCGCCACCTGCGCCCTGCCTAAATGGAGCAACTGCTAATGTATGATTAGCAACCTCACTAAAACTATAACTGGTTACTGGCATATGAATACGATTTTGACCACTAGCTGCTACCTTCGTGCCAAACGTAGACTCAGTACCTATAATAACATTAGTCTGTTGACTGGTTTGGAATCCTGAACTTTTAGCCATTATTTTTCCTCACTTTTAATTTTTTTTGTTTCTAATACCTTTAATAAGTTTTTTGGTAGTGGCAGTAAAGACTTTGAAACTTCGCATTCCATGCCTGCTAGTAATTTAAGATGCGTACTAGCCTTACCTAGTCCAATAAAATTCTTACTATCTTCAAGATTCTTATATTCTTCTTTAGCTTTTACAATCATACTAACTCCAATGTTTGACATGTAAATGTTGTGATACTTCTAATTTTGTCATCTTCCTGCTCATACTCAATACTACCTACGCTACCATTACGAAACTGATTTTCGCCACTTACGCTAAATGTATTGTTGTTGAACAACAACCTTTTTAATCTTTCTGTTATACTCATTACCTGTTTAAATGAATTTTTTGTTATGTTATTACTCAAATCTAATTCGTATTGTATGTTTACAGTCACTTCTCTTATTTGTCCATGTGAAAGCGTGTCAAGAACCTCATCGGTAACAGGTTGTAAAAGAAAACTCTGATTGCCTTGATGTTCATCGTAAAATATCTGTATCCCAAATTCATTTGCAATAATACTATTAAGGTTATCAATAACTCTATCAAAGATGACATTCTCAAAAGTGATTGCCATCATTTATACCTTTAAGGATGACATCATCTATAAATCTGCCCACTGCGCACAGTTCCCATTTGTATATCATCAGATTGAAAAGTTATGGACCACTCATCGTTTAATGTATAAACACCTGCTTGAAATCTGATTAGTGCGCCATATGCAAGTGCTTGGTAATCACCATTCATCACTTCAGCATCTACTGACTTATGCCTACGTAAACCAGTATCGTTTTTAGTAAACACATCATACTTAACTGTGCTTGCAGTTCCAGGAGAAAATGTACCTGCTGTGCTGATTACAACGCGAACCTCATCGTAATCAGTACTTGGTGGTCCAAACATTTTAATATCTTCTATGTATCCAGTGGTTGACCCATTGACGCTTACTTCTCTTATGACACCAGATTCACTGCGAAATGATGTTTCATTCCACATAACATAATCGCGTCTTTTTAGCTTTACTAATAATCCATCTTCACCAAGTACGCGCTCCTCAAGCTCGTCTGCTTTCTCTGGGTCTTGACTGCGCACTAAATCAGCGCAGGCTAATATCGCATTGCAACGTATA